CGTTCGGCACTATTTGTAACTAGTATTATTGGATAAGCGCCTTCAGAATATAGATAGCGACCATAAGCTGACCCAAAACCAGAACCTGATGAACTATCTATTGATAGATAAAAGCTTCCGCTTGAGTTGTTTAACTGTACGTATGGATACCCTGTGCCTGAGTCTTGAATAAAATTTCTTGGGTTTGAGCCATATATGTGAAGCAGAGAAGCTGGACTACTCGTGCCAATGCCGACGTTGCCTCCGGATTTAACGTATAACTGATTTGTTGTATTTCCGCCCGCACCTACTACGATGTCACCATTGGCAGTGAGATAAGACACGGCAGCAGTGTGCAAGACAACCACATTCGTGCCATCGCCAATAGCAAACTTGTTCCCACTGTAGCCGGTAGTTCCAACACTACCAATTTGCAATGTGTTGGCTGGCGCCGTCGTCCCAATGCCGACGTTGCCGGCTGCGGTGATGCGCACACGCTCCTGTGGAGTTTGTGCATTTCCCGTGGCTGTTGTTCTGAATATCAAATTCCCGCCAAACCAACCCGACGAACTAAGATTTGGGACTAATTCAGTTCCAATCCAAGCCACATCTCTTTGTACTGCATTTGAAACGTCATATCCTCTGAAGTTTATGTATCCTGTTGCAGAAGAAAATATATTGTCACCAGGTACATCTATCCTCAAAACTTCTTGTGTTGAAGCACCAGTTATCGTTCCAGGGTATATCTCCAACTTAGCCGCTGGACTCGCCGTTCCAATGCCGACATTAGTACCATCATCGAATATTAAAGAATTACCAATAGCACTTGAACTTGTAAACTTAGGCACGTAGTTAGTAGTGCCCGTCCCCGTTACAGGATTGGTTAGCGTTGAAACGCTACCATCCGCCATCAGGTACTGAGCAGAGGTTCCGCCGCTCTTGATGAGCGACGATGCCGTTACGCTGCTTGAGAAGGTGGCTGCTCCTGTTGTCTTAGTTAATGTTAAAGCATTTACTGTATCGGATTGTCTAATAGTAAAATCTCCTGCAGCAGGATAACCACTCATTAATAACCAATTTACATCTCCAGCTTGGTTACCAAAAATGCTCATTAAAGCAAAATTTGTATCACTTGCCCTAATGTCTAAAGCAGGTACTCCTGCTGAATGAGTAAGCCTCCCTTGACCTGTTACATCAAGCTTATAAGTATCATTAGTGTTTCCTATTGATAAATTACCCGAAGCGTGAAGACGCATTTTTTCACCAGAAGTGCTGCCATTTGGATAAAAGTACAGAGCACCTCCTGTACCTGCGTTATATCCAACAATAGTTGGAATACCAGCTGCATAAGTCCCACCCCAAGTTAAATTATTTCCGTTGGCTATATTTATCCCTCCATTTACATCTAGCTTGGTTGCAGGACCAGTAGTACCAATACCTACGTTGCCAGTATCGCCATTTACCGCTAATTGTGAAGTGTTAATATCAAAAATAATTCCCGTAGCATTTGGCGCACTACTTGTAAATCGAAACCCATTATTGTTTGTTAACTGAGTAAATGTGAATTTTCCCGTAGCATTATTATTACCCAAGCGAAAGGTCTCGGTAGTTTCATAGCCAAAGGACATTTGATATGCCCTTGAGTTATTGGTGTCAAATATCGACAACTGACCCCCAGGACTCGTCGTACCAATGCCGACGTTGCCAGCGCTGGTGATGCGCATCCGTTCGGAACCGCCTGATGCGAATATCATAAAACCTGCTGATTCAACAGTAATATCAGTAGAACCGCCACCACTACCAGCTGCATATGTACCAAAGAAACCAGCAGCAGTTCCAGCACTATTTCTTATACCTATACCACCACTTCTCGTTGCACTTGCATAAGATGTTATTGTAGCGCCATATGGACTTGTGCCACCAACCAATAAATTACCACTCGCATCTAATGTCATTGCTTGGGTGAAGGATATAGCGTCACCTGCCGTGCCTGATGGGGCAATTCGCCAAATATGTGTATTACCCTGTATATTATACTGACCAGCAGTTGCCGTTCTTGTATAAATATCTTGAACAGAAGAATTTTGAAAAGAATTATTGTTTATCCATACGTTGTTAGCACCGCTATATGCGCCATTATTTGCACATATATTTGAACCAACATCGCCAATTTGTATTGCTTTAACATCAGTTTGCCACGCACTCGGTGTTACTCCTAATCCTAAATTGCCACTAACCTCTTGTAGTGCGCTATTCCCAATAGCGCTTGCGCTTGTAAACTTAGGTACGTAGTTCGTAGTGCCCGTTCCAGTGACCGGATTGGTTAGCGTTGAAACGCTACCATCTGCCATCAGATATTGCGCTGACGTTCCGCCGCTCTTAATGAGCGACGATGCCGTTACGCTGCTTGAGAATGTAGCTGCGCCTGCATTATCAATTCTAAGTCGTTCAGTAGTCGCTGTAAAAAATATTAAATCTGCAAGACCAGCGGCAAAGTTGGTTGCAGTCAAGGCCATTCCCCATCGTGTAATATTATCAACACTACTTGGATAACTAAAACCAATTGTTTGGAACTCGTTTACATTTGATGTTATATAAGGAACATTTATTGCGCCACTTGCAGTTGCTAAAGTTGCCTTATTTGCAATTGCACTGTTATAATTTACTGCCGTTACACTACTTGAGAAGGTGGCTGCTCCTGTGTTATCAATAGTTAACCTATCTGTAGTGTCTGTTCTTAAAGCTAAGCCGGTTGCACCTGCTCTAACTAATCCTGAAGCACTAGCTCCAGTTAACATAAACCCTCCACCATTAGAGACATTTGCTCTAATATTACCAACAACCTCTAATAACTCACCCGGACTAGTAGTCCCAATGCCGACGTTGCCTGTAGAATCTATCGTTAACCTTTCTAAACTATCAGTTGTTATTGTGAACTTATCACTCGTTAAGCCTAGTCCCGCTCTTTCGGTTCCACCCGTTAGGAATCTTGCATAGGTACCTGTTACTCCACTAGCATCTCCAGCGTAGTCCAAGTCAAGTAATCTGTGAAACAATGTTGTTACGCTAGTGTCACCAGTATTTTTAATTAAAAATGACGCAGGGTCCGTATGAATGTTTGTTCTTGTGTCATTAAATACGGCCGTTTGACTCGCCGATGTAATTGTTAATGCCCCCCCGCTAATGGTTCCATTAACATCAAGTTTGTACCCAGGACTGGTCGTCCCAATGCCGACGTTGCCGAGACCATAGTAAGCGTTAGCACCATTTCTTACCCAGTTTGTTGCCTGTGAGTTTGCTATGTTTAAATTTGAATTTACATTTTGAAATGCTGTCGCTTCAAATGCAATTGCCCAACTGTCATCACGCCACGCATTGCTTTGACCACCATAACCTAGCTCTACTTCTTCTATGAATACTTGAGGATATGTCCACGTACTATTAAGCTCTCCAACATATACCACGAGCTTTGCTCCATCATAACCAAATCGAATAGTAAAGTTTCGGTCAATTATTGGATTGTTTACTATGTACGCAAATGTGTTGTACCAAGACGAATCAGGTGCGTAGTTGTAACCGCCAAAGAATAAAGTAAATGCCATATTTGTTGAATACTCATATACATTAACCTTTACTCGGTGCATAGTATTGGTAAATCCAACAGGATATGTAATCTTAATAGCACCGGAAACACTTGGCGACGTAGTGACAAGCGAACCTCCATTTGGCTTTAAAATTCTCACCGCACTTGAATCTGCAAATGCCGCGTCTGCCGACACGGTTCCATTTACGTGTAGCTTAGAGCTTGGACTAGCCGTACCAATACCAACATTAGTTCCGTTGTCGAACACCTGTGAGTTACCAATAGTACCTGCTCCTGTAAACTTGGGAACATAGTTCGTGGTGCCCGTACCCGTAACCGGATTGGTTAGCGTTGAAACGCTACCATCCGCCATAAGATACTGGGAAGCAGTGCCGCCGCTCTTGATGAGCGACGATGCCGTTACGCTACTTGAGAATGTAGCTGCTCCAGTAGACCTTGCTAGTATTAAAGCATAACCTGATGTTCCATAACTATAAAATTTTAAATTAGAATCTACATCATCAGTTCTTATTAACCAATCATTTGTTACTCCTGTGTTAAAACCTAATGTTGCTTGTACTCCTGTATTGTTTCTAGTTAATTGAATATAAGCATCAGCAGCTCCTGCGAGTTCTAATTGTCTTCCCGGACTAGTAGTACCAATGCCGACATTGCCGCCGTTAAAATAAGATGCGCCGTTTACTGATATGTTGGCTATCGTAGTGCCAGATACATTTCTAATATTAAAGTTCTGGTCACTAAAAACTCTAACATAGTTGCCGCCATAAAATGCAGTATTACCACTTTCTACTATTTGAGTAAGTCCTATCACGTGAAGTGCTGTGGTTGGACTAGTCGTCCCAATGCCGACGTTGCCGTTACCTAAAATGGACATTTTTTCTGTTCTGCCCGCGGGGAGGTATGTGCTATAGTCTTGAGTAAAAAATCCAAGCCTAGGATTTAAGAAATTGGGACTACCTGCTGTATTGATACTTCTAATTTCAGAGCCGTACCAATCATCTCCACTAACAGTAGCTGAATGTAGAGTTATGCCGCTATAGTTACTTATTAATGAAGCATCACTGGTAAAACTTGCGACATTGCCACTAGAGCCTTTTACAATCTGTAGTTTGGCATTTGGAGCCGTCGTATTAATGCCGACGTTGCCAGCGGAAGTGATGCGCATTCGTTCGGAGTCTGTTGTTCCAAAAATTAAAGGTTTAGCTTGAGTAACACCTATAAAAATACCATCTAAAGAAGCGTTTGGATTTATAACGGCTGTCCTTGTACCATCACTTACTTCAAATTTATAAGTCGGACTCGCCGTACCAATGCCTACGCGGTCATTAGCGGCATCTACAACTAACGTATTTGAGTCCACATTGACTCCACTTAGGTAACGAATTGGCATAGTTTCTTTAGTTTATAGTTACAAAGATACGAATTACAATATCCTCTTGCCTTTGCGTAAGTTATCTATAGCCCATAGTGGCTGTAAGTTTGTATGGTGATTAAGCGCAATAGATTCCTCTTTAGATTTCGCACTGCATAGTGGGATTATATGGTCTATGTGCCATTTGCCGTGATTTTCCCAAGTCATTCCATCAGTAAATTTTTGCTCTAGGTATAACTTAAGCTCATAGTTTGTGCATCCTATAATATCATAATACTTTTCTCTAGTTGTATTTACATACCTCTTGATATTAGCAGCGCAAGCTTTAGCAAGCTTAAGTTCTGGGTTTTCAATAAAAAACCTTTTCAAATACTCCGAGTTACTGAGTGGCTCACCATATTTTCTTATGCCCCTCCTATTTCTTTTGCTCCAGGATGCCATAAGGTAATCGTGTCTATCCTTATTTTCTTGCTTCCACTTTTTGTTAACATTGAAATTTCTAACTTTATTTTCTTCAAGCCAAATCCTTCTTTTTTCCGATGAATCAATATTACACCTATTGTACTTCCTACTGTTCGGCCTAGTTCTTCTGGCTTGTTCATATCGCATATCACGATACGCCTCTTCGCCCATTTCTTTCTTTTTTCGGTCTGAGTAATTCTTATTTTCTATTTTAACACAAGATTTACAAGCTCCCTTGTGTCCATCTTTTGTACACTTATTCTTTCCGTACTCAGATATTGGCTTTTCCTCTTTGCAACTATAGCACTTTTTCATTCCGTTAATTTACGAAATAAGAAGGGGGTGGCTATTAGCCAACCCCCACTCAATCATCATATAATACTGATGTGTTGTTTACGAAACACGGGCAATAACCACTCGGTAAGCGTTGCTCGCGGGTGCCGTAGCAAACGTCACCACAACAGTGTTAACAGTGGCTCGGACTACGTCGGTGAATACCGTATCATAGGTAGCATTATCGTACACCTGAACGATGACATCTCGGCTGTTAAGGCTGTGAGTAATCGTGTAAGCAGTATTGCTTCCATCACCAACGCTAGCAACCGCTCCACTTCCGTCGATGATAGCCTGAACAGCAGCAGTGAAGTCCGTCACCTGCGATGCCGTAATGGCAATCGCTACGTTGGCAGCAGCAGTAGCACGTCCCTTAGAGTCAAACGTAATCTGAGGCACGCTACCGGCTAAGCCGTAGCTTCCTGCCGTGACGGCGGTGTTCGCAAGCGTAAGGCCTGCTGTGACGTTCGCAGTGCCATCAAACGTAACGGTCCACGTGGCGTCACCAGTGATGCTGATAGTCCGAGCGGTCTGAAGGGCCGTAGCCGTAGAGGCGTTACCAGTAAGGTCTCCCGTTACGTTGGCGACAAGGCGACCAACGGTAAGGCTGGAAACAGTAGAGGTAGGCTCCGTAGCGGTGAATCCAAGGCTGAAGACAGCCTCTCCCACCGAGCTAGCAGAGGCGTCATAGAAGAACGAAGCGTACTTCGTTCCGCTGTTGACGTAGTTGCCATAGAAGCCGATATCCACGCTGTTCGCTACGTTGGCGTTGGCGTACTGCATCATATTGTCGCCAATAGATACGATGATGCTGTCAATGGTGGTGGTAGTTCCGTTTACGTCAAGGTTGCCCCCAATCGTTACCGTTGAACCGTCGTCGGTAATAGACGAGTTGATGAACTGGCCATTGGTGGAGTCCCACTTGGATACAGTGTTGTTGGTGAGGGCTCCTGCGTTCTTGAGCTGTACGTCGTCAGCGTTGACGGTGATACCCGTTCCTGCTCCGATGTTAAGGGTAGCACTTGCGCCAAGGGCTACAGTGCCTCCTCCAGTCAAACCAGCACCAGCGGTGTAGGTTACACTTGAGTTGGTAAGCGATGAGTTGGGGATTGCTGCAAGGGCAAGGGTGGTTCCCGTGATGTTGATACCGCTGGCGGTAGAGACCTCCAAGAACTTAGACGCTCCTGCGCTATCGTCCCAGAAGAATATGCGGTCGGCGTTGGGGTCTGTAAGGTCCTCAAGGCCTAGGTGCTTGAGCTGTACGTCATCGACGTTAACCTGAAGACCAACGCCCTGACCTACGTTAAGGGTAATGTCGCGGGTTCCGCTAGAGGTAAGACCGGCGCCAGCAATGACGCTACGCACATCACCACCTACGTCAACCCAGTTGGTTCCGTCCCAGAAGTAGATTGACTTGTCTCCTGCAGAGGAGTCGTAGTACACCTGACCCTCATTGGGGGAGGCCGGAGCGGTAGCGAGATTCTGAATGACCGCATTCTGCAGTTCTGTCTTGTCAAGGTCAAGAGCTGCTGTAGCTTTAATTTTTGATAGATAAATAATAGCCATAGCTTAGTTGAAAAATGCCTCACCACTAAAGGCTCCAGCGAATGTTAGGGTTACTTGGTTGAGTGAATTATATAAAACTTCTCCAAAGACAATATTGTCGGCAGAGTCTACCACCGTTACGGAGCAGTATTTGTTAAGGTTGTGGTTTATGACCCACGAAGCAGAAGGGGAGGCCTGCACGTATACAAAGTTGGCATCGAGAGTTACGCCACCGATGACACCAGTGACCGTTACGCTATTGCCCTTCTCAGTGACAACAGTAGAGCTTCCAGCAACTTCCGTTACCGTAACCGTGTTACCAGTCTCCTTTACAACGATAGCTCCCATCTTAGTCGACTACGTCTTCGTTAACGGTAAATAATCCATAAAGCCACGTCTTAACGACTCCGGAAACATTGCTCTGGAGCCCGTATACATACATACCAGCAGAAATCGTTAGCATCGTGTTGGCGGTAGCGGTAACAAAAAGCGTTCCTGTGCTGTTACCACTGTAACTAAAGGCCGTTGAGCTAAGGACAGGGGATGCCGAGGTGTCGCTCTCTGATACCTCCATCTTCCAAGTGTAGGACGTGAGGTTGATAGGCTGGTTGTTGGCATCATAGAAGTCCACCTCTAGAGAGAAGGTATCACCTTTTCTGCAAATGATGTCAACCCTCTGAGCGTTGTCGAGGTTTACAGTGTCGGTGGTAGAGCAGGATGAAGACATAGTGCAAATTTACTTCTTTAATTAACGCTCTCCTAGTATGACATCCACGATATCGTCCTGACCTTCGAGGTCCTGCTTCTGCAGCTCAGATCGGTCTCCCTTACGCTGGGCAATCAGTTTGCTTTGTGCAACTGCTTGCTCCTTAATGCGGTTGTCCTTGCGGTCCTCAGCTTCTTGATCGGCACTCTGTCGTACACCAGATTCGATCTGTTGTTCTTTGATTCCGTAGTCTCCTTGCAGCTGAGCCAACTGCATCTTAAGTCCGTACTCCACCTGCAGCAGCTGAGCCTTAGCCTCAGCCTCTAGCTGAATCTTCTGAGCATCCAGTTGAGCCTTCATCTGGTCCTCCTGCATCTTGGCTTGGCTGGTAACCTGAGCCACCTGTGCGTTTGCCTGCGCTTGGAACTGAGAGTTCTGCTGGGCCATCTCTTGACGGACCTTCATACGCTTCTTACGGCGTACGATAAGCAGCCTCTCGGCTTGGTCGATGTCCCTCAACTGACGGATAGCAATAGCATCCTCGATGTCAAGCTCGCCCTGGGCAATAGACGCCTGGATGTTTTGCTCGAGGTACATACGGTCAATCTCGTTCATATCCGCCACAACCCTAACGCCGAAGTTGTACATAGGCAAATTAGAGAAGCTAGAAAGCACCGCCATATTCTCCCTGCCAATCGCCGTCTCGTAGGCCTTGTAAAGGATAGACTTAGGAGGAAGTATCTGAAGACACTTTACAACGTCTTCACAGATTCTACGGTACAAAACAATCGCTGCATTGCTGATATCCCCGAGAGCATTGTTGCCTGCCGCCAGTTGCTGCTGGCGTACGCCAACAAGCTGGTCTCCCTTAGGGCTTGAGCCGTCCATAACCTCGTTGATGCCCGTAGCATCACGAATCATACGAAGCGCGTGGTTGTAGATGGTGATAAGCTCGTTGATGTTCCTAATGCCGTTCTCAAGGGGACGGATCGGTGGGTTCTGGAAGCTGCCGTCAGGATTCTTACTGCGGTAGTAGAAGATACCCGTCTGCTCGTAGATGTCTTGAAGGTCCAGAGGCTGTAGCTCTCCGCCACGTCCTAGCTGTACGTTCTCAAGTCCCTCGATGTCGATGATAAGTCCATCAGGCTTAGCCTTAGCGATAGACTGCTGTAGCTTTAGGTGGGTGATCTGCAGCTGGTCGGCAAAGCCTATGATGCCGCTTACCATAGACTTAGGGATAGACTTTCGTATGTTGGTGGCCACAATGCTGTAGCTCATCCGGGTGCGGGTGATGTCGTGAACATTTTTAGGAATGTTCTTTTTCAACCCGTAGTCGTAGATGTAGTCCGTTCCCAAGATGTACTTACCACCGTACAACGTCTGGTTCTGCATATAAACAGCTTCACGATCGTACACACTCTGCTGGGGCGCGGTGTACTTGTGGCCCTTGTAGTAGAATCCAACGTTTCCAAAGCGAGACTCTTTCTTCTCGAAGATGATGTTATCAACACTAACAAACTCAAAGTCAAGTACTTCGATGGTGTACTCGTCGTATCCGTAGTAGTAGCGCTCCATACCTGGGTCGTACCCAGAGCCCATCAGTCGGCTAGAGTCATTACCGAAGCGGTTCATAACCGTTCTAGCCATCTTCTCGTACTCGTCCTCGGTAAACTGGTCTCCCGCTGTGCGCTTAAGCTCTGAGATGCTCATACGCTTTACGTGGCCTGCGTAGGTTATATCCGTAAAGTTTGGGTCAGAGGTAAAGCTGTGGATAAAGAATGCTGGGTCTACATAGTCCTCAACGATTCCGTAGTTGGGGTCGTTGCTACGCTTGGTGACAGCAATACCGCAGGTGACGAGGTCTTCAACATTGCGCCTAAAAATGCGCTCGTCGAAGTCATTCCAGCTGAGCGTTAAGTTGATGCCAATCTGGGCAGCAATCTCTGCAGCGGTCTTGATGTTAGTCTCAAGGAAAATTTCGGTCTCCTCAGCGGTATCGGGAAGAGAATCTGGGTCTACCTCGGTGCGAAGTCCTGAGTCCTTCGCCTCCTTTAGGATGTCCTTGTTCTCGATGAATATCTTCATCTTATTTTTCTCGTAGTCCTTCTCACTGCGTGACAAAGGGTCAACAGCTTCAATGTTGGGGTAGAACTTGGAAGACAGAATCTTGTTGACTACAATCTTTACGAACTTAGGAACGATAGGAACTGGTGTCCAGTCTAGGTTCACCAGAGACCCATCACCGTTGTTCGGGTCAAGAGAGGTAAGTATCTGCTTGTAGATGGATGTATCTTGGGTTCCGTTGGCGTAGTCCCTAGAGACTTCAAACTCACGGAATCTTTTGCTGTACAGAGACCCCTCGTACTGGGCGCTTCCCCACTGGCCGTATATAGCCTTTGCGTACTGAAGACCGTACCTCTTGCCCACCTTTATATCGTGTGAGGCAAAAGGGTCTGGGAACGTAGAGTCGTATGAGTTACTTTTTACAGAGTATTGATCCATTTATCGGAGTTTATGGACAAAGGTACGAACTTAACTTATCGCCTAATTTCCTTACCCTTGCGGAAGAAAACGCGATCGTTGAAGTTTGTTTTTTTGACTTCTTTGACCTGCTTCTGGGCAGCGAGCAGCGCTAGCCCTGAGCTGATTGTTAAGTCAAACTTTGTCCTGTCGTCTATCTTAAAGTTTATCCAGTCCTCAAGTGTCCTGTTTAGGTACATACGTCCGAACTTACCGGTCTCATTATGGAGGCCTACGTGGTCGTGGATGTACGACTCAATAGCCTGAGCGTGAGCTTGAATGACATCTTGGCTATTGGAAGGTATCCCCTTTGTCTTCACGTTCATCTTCGATGAGGTGGACGCAAGATGCGCAGGGCGGTTCATAAGGTACTCATCATAGCCCCTCGACTCAAAGTACCTAGCGATGCCGTACTTGTTGTTCTCTATAAGCACAGGGTATCCGTAGAATACCGCAGCCATAAGGATGTCCTCGTAGAATATCTTGGCGAGCGGAGGCCGTGAGGCGTACTCCGCGACAAACATATTAGAGGGGTGCTCCATCGAGAACTTGTTGTACACGTGGCAGGCGCCCTTTGAGGACCTGTAGTCAAGGGTGGTGTCAAGGTCGTAGGAGTCAACACCCATAACTCCGAATGCACCATTGGGGGCAACAGCTTTATTGTTCTCAATCTTTCGTTTATTTCGAATATCAGCAGGTGCTAGCCAAGCCACACGCCACCGCCCATTAGGGTCGGGGGCGAAGATCACCTCGCTGTCCATTTTCCCGTCTTTCCATTGGAAGTTGCCGATTACCACTGGGTTTGGGTAAAGTTCCTCGTTATGTTGTATCTGCTCGTATATCTTCTGGATATTAAACAGAGAACTCTTGGTCGAGTCGCGGAACGCCTCGTCCTCGGTAAAGGGGAACTGGCGTATGATTTCGTTGAGCTCGTAGCTGTTGTTCTGCTGGCCCTTTCTCTCGTTCTTCAGAAATGTCCTAGCACCAATTTCGGTAATGGTTCCGTCTTCGGTGAGGGTAGGAGTCTCCGGGTCTTCAACAATAGGCAGTCCGTACTGGCTGAAGAATCCCTCCATCGCATCGTATGCCGGAATGAATATCTTGTACAACCCGCTCTTGGTCCTTCCGTTCTCGTTGCGGTCGTTGGGGTCGGAGTCGTAGTACAGATTCCTAAACTCCCTGCCGCCCTTGTCCAGCGGGTTTACTGTGGACCCAACCATCGCCTTTCCAATCACCCTACGACCTACAAGCAGACAGGTCCTATGGATTCTCCATACCTCTCTTATGTCATTAGGATTCAGCCACTTACCAGCCTCATCAAGAAACAGCATATGGGTCTTGCTTCCGTCGTATGCGTTGTTGGTGGTGTTCTTCCAGTTGATTATAGTATCCAAAGCCTCACCTCGTGAGGTCGTCTTATTCTTCTTGGTGATCCTCTTCGATGGCTCACGGAAGGCTAGCTCCATCCTTGGGTTTGTAGTTCCGTCAATGATGGGAGAAAAGAAGAATGGATATCCCTTGAATATAGGTATGATCTTAGAACCGAAAACCGCCTCCTGGGCGTCTGTTCCTGTCTTGCTCATAATGCCCAACAGCTTCTCCTTCACCTGACTGCCCTCGTCAACAAGAACCGCTGCACTCATATTCGTATATCCAGAACGTCTGCACTTGGTGTATATCTGCCCAAGACACCGAGGGTCTGATTCGCAGGCCGAGAGGTGGACAAACAGCTTACGCTGGAAGTCTAGGTACGTAGGGTATCCGATGTCTATGGAGCTCCACTGCAGGAACATATAGTGGTGACCCGTGATGTAGATCTCCTCACCGTTGTTCATAAACCATAGGCCCTCCTTACGTCTCTTGAACTCCTGCTCGATGTAGGGGCTCCACTTCTGCTGGAACTCACGCGGTGACTCGTACCAGTCGTCCATAGAGCTTATCTGAGCGAGCTCCCTAGGGATGTCCTGACGCTTCCACATCTGCTGATCCTTGGGCAAATCGCTGAAGAGGAAACCCTCCGGCTTTGGTAACTGGATGCTGAGGGACTCTATCTCAATGATGGGTCCGTCCGAATTGTTCGGACAGATGTTTATCACCTCCTGCTTGTCTATTACCTTCAGCCCAGCCATTATCTTGCCATCCTCTCAGCGAAGCCTCCCTTGAAGTCCTTCTCCTTTTCAAAGGATCC